CGTGAAGTAAGCCTTGTACTTGCCGGAGCTAATCCTGGAGCGTTTATCGATTCCGTAATGGTTCACGATAATGAGTCCGGAGATTCAGCGATTATCTATACCGGTGAACCTATTTACTTATCACCAATGATATGGGTTGGGTTGACGCTATTATGAGCAAGACTCAGAAGATTCCTCATGGACGTGTACGTACTTCCCATGTAGATATTCGTAACATTGATGCTCTTCAGGCAAAAGGTTACAAGAAAGGAAATAAGAAGAACATCACTGGAAACTATGCTCTTGTAAGACGTACAACTGATCCTCAGACAGTATATGTTACTTCTGAATTACATCGTGATGATGTTATTGATATCGAAGATTTCGATTATGTAGAATTCCAGTATCGCGTAGATCAGATTTCCTTAAAGGAGACCTTGGCTGTTGCTACTATGCTTGGCGATGATCGTCCGGATAGCGATCCTGAGAAAATCTTCCCTGAGCACATTCGTCCTGTATGGACCGATGATGAACTTTATACAATCCATAAGGATGTAGATTTCACAGCTATGGCTAAAGAGCTTCAGGGTTCTAACGCTGAACAGAACTTTGGTGAAAGCTTTATTTATGCAGAGGCTATGGTTACTGCTTTGCGTATGGCTCGTAAGGATTTCCGTGGAACAGGTAAGCCGGATCTGTACATCTCTACAGATGCTCACAATACCATGATTCTTGCAAGAGATCGTAATGGTCGTCGTATCTATGAAACAGATACAGAGCTTGCAGCTGCTTTAGGTGTTGCTAACATCTATGAAGTAACTCAGTTTGAAGATAGAGTTCGTACTGATTCTGAAAAAACCAAGCACAAACTCCATGCAATCTGCGTAAACATGGCTGATTATGGCTATGGTGCTTCTAAGGGTGGCGATGTAACTCACTTCACTGACTTTGATATTAAGTTTAATCAGCTTCAGTCTCTTTTAGAGACACGTAAGTCTGGTCAGCTTACAAGAATCAAGTCTGCAATCGTTATCGAAGAAGTCGTAACTGAGTAATAAGTAAGGGGAAATTTCAAAATGGCAAAATTTTATGGGAATATCGGCTATGCTCAAATGGTTGAGAAAAAGCCCGGTGTATGGAAAGAGGAAATTATTACTCATCCATATTACGGAGAATTAGTTCGTAACACCAGACGACTTCAATCTTCCGACCAGCTCAATGACAATATCACAGTTGCAAATGAGATCAGTATCATAGCCGACCCATTTGCCAATGAGAATTTCTATTCAATGCGATATGTCGAATTTAATGGTGCTAAATGGAAGATAAGCAACGTTGAAGTTCGTTATCCGAGATTAATTCTTACGTTACAGGTAACACGTTCACATTTACACAAAATAACTATTCGCCTAAGGCTCTTTCTCGTATCGAGATTTATAGACAGACGAAGAATCAGTTTTCGGCAATGAAAGAGGCATTAACATGATTAAATCAGTTACAGTGACAAACTACTTGGGCGATAGTATAAAACTTGAATTGACGAGGCCAGAGAAATCTGGCTTCATCATCAAGTCTATCGATGGATTAGGACCTTCGCCAGCGAATGTTAACACGACGGAGGTATCAACAAATGACGGTTCATTATTTAACTCAGCTAGGTCTAGTCAGAGAAATATTGTTCTCAAATTGCAATTTACAGAGACCATTACGGAATCTATTGAGGACATTCGACAGAAAACATATAAATATTTTCCGTTGAAAAAGAATCTTACACTCCTTATTGAGACAGATAATCGTATTGTTTCTACCGTCGGTTATCCGGAAACGAATGAACCAACTATATTTGACGCAAAAGGAGAAGGATGTTCCATTTCAATCATATGTCCGGACCCTTATTTTTATTCAGCAGGAGAAGATGGAATCAACGAAACCGTATTCTATGGTGTCCAAGCAGTCTTTGAGTTCCCTTTTGAGAACAATTCTTTAACAGAACCATTATTGGAGTTTGGCATCATCATGAATCAGACAGAGAATGTCATTACTTATCGTGGCGATTCAGAAATCGGATTGACCATTAGTATTCATGCAATCGGTGAAGCGTCAAATATCACCATTTACAATACTGGAACAAGAGAGAAAATGACTATCGATACTGATAGATTGAAAGCTTTAACTGGTTCTGGAATTATTGCAGGTGATACGATTACTATTACGACAACTAAAGGTCAGAAAGGAATCACCCTACTTAGAAATGGTAGGATTACCAACATTCTTAACTGTTTAAAACGAGGTTGCAATTGGTTTACATTAGCAAAAGGTGATAATATCTTTGCTTATTCTGCTGAGACAGGTAGCAGTAATCTTCAGTTCCGTATGGAGAACAAAATTATATATGATGGGGTATAAAGATTGTGGAAATTTATGTATTAAATACAAATTTCGAATCTGTCGCCGTTGTAGATGAATTTGAATCTCTTATTTGGACAGACCGCTATGACGAAGCTGGTGACTTTGAGTTATATATGTCTATGGATAAGAGATTACTGGAATACTTGAGGAAAGATTACTATCTATGGAACGCAGATTCGGAACATATGATGATTATTGAAGGAATCAATATCGTATCAGACGTAGAGGAAGGAAACAAACTCATTGTATCCGGACGTTCATTAGAATCTATTCTGGATAGAAGGATTATATGGGGTCAGAGAGTATTAAAAGGATTACTCCAAGATGCTATTCACACCCTAATAAATGAATGTATCATTTCTCCTGAGATTTCCGAAAGAAGAATTGACAATTTTATATTTGTCGAAAACATTGATCCTCGAATTACCGGACTTACAATTGATACTCAGTATACCGGTGATAATTTATATGATGTCATTCAGACATTATGCGAAAAGAATAATATCGGCTTTAAGATTGTTTTAAACGATTCTAATCAATTCGAATTTTCACTTTATTGTGGAGAAGACCGTTCGTATGAACAGTCAGATAATCCATATGTTATATTTTCCCCCGATTTCGAAAACATCATAAATAGCAATTATCTGGAATCCAACAAAGTTATGAAGAATGTAACACTTGTTGCTGGTGAAGGAGAAGGTGCTGCTCGAAAGACAAAAACTGTTGGAAGTCATAGTGGATTGACTAGACGAGAACTGTTTACAGATGCTCGCAATATTTCTTCAGATATTGGTGACGGACAAACTCTGACAGATGCCGAGTATTACGAACAGTTAGAACAGAGAGGAACTGATAATTTATCGGAGTATAAGGAAGTGGTTTCGTTTGAGGGAGAAGTTGAAGCAACGAGAATGTTCAAATATGGAGAGGATTTCTTCATAGGAGATATTGTTCAGATTGCAAATGAATATGGACACGAGGGGCAAGCTTGTATTTCTGAGTTTGTAATGTCTCAGAGCGAAAGCGGAATCTCTATGTATCCTACATTTAAAACAATCCAAAAAGACGGGGAAGGAGATGATATTTAATGAGCAAGATAACAAATCCAGAATTGGAGAGTAGCGTTACTTGTGGATTTTATAACAGTCTAGGCGATAGAAAATATGATGCGATTCAAATGTCAGAGATGTTTGATGGAATTATTAATGACGGTATTTTTGCATCTATTGGAACTGGTTTTGTTGTAAAAGCTGATACCGGAAACATTGTAAATGTTGGTATTGGAAAAGCATGGTTCAATCATACCTGGACAAAGAATGATGCTATTTTACCAGTAACTTGTGAAGAATCGGAAGTTCTTTTGGATAGAATCGATGCAATTGTTATTGAAGTAAATACGTTGAATGAAGTCCGAGATAATTTTATTAAACCGATTAAAGGAACGCCATCTAGCGAACCTGTTAATCCTACTTTATCAAAGAGCGGAAATGTATATCAGCATGCTCTTTGCTATATCTATCGCAAAGCAGGGTCAACAGAAATTACGCAAGCCGATATCACAAATGTAGTCGGTTCAGAAGAAACACCATTTATTACAGGATTAATGCAAACAATTTCTTTGAGCGAACTTCTTGGTCAGTGGGAAGATGAACTCGATCAGTTTGTAGCTTCTGAAACAGCTGACTTTGATGCCGATTATCAGATTTTAAAGAATAATATGGAAGCGGCAGCAGCAGTATTAACAGAATGGACAAAGAGTGAGCAGGCAACATTCCTCGATTGGTTTAATTCCATGAAAGGACAATTGAGTACAGATGCAGCAGGTAATTTGCAGAATCAAATCGATAAAGCAAATATAGAAAGCATCCTCGTCAATGGATTACCATCTGGAACAAAGATATTTTCAGATGATGGAACAACCATAACAACGACGGATGAAAACGGTTCTGTTTTAGAGAAAGTATTTACCGAAGAATTCACAAAATGTACATCAACACTGAAAGATTCTAACGGTTCTATCATAGCCACATTGGTAAAGACATTCTCTACAGACGGTAGAACAATATCAAGCACACTCACAATTATTTAGTTATAAAAACGAAAGGAGATTTCAAAATGGCAGAAGAAGATCTGATCTATGGTAAAAATAGACACATGTTTGGAGGAATCGAACCCTCTAATATGCTTGGGTTTAAAGCAATATCTAGTTATGACGTCGCAACATCAAAGGCTCGTATAAAGATTATTGCCGAATTACCAAATGACACAGTAATCAATAACCAAACATTATGTACAGTTTCCGGTGCAATTATTAGAAAGAAAGCCGGAAGTTATCCAAAGGATGAATTTGATGGTACGTTGATAGCGGATATCAAAGAGAATACCGAAATCTATGATACAGACGTAGTAATCGGTACGACTTACTATTATGCAGCATTCCCCTATACTTCACAAGGAGTATACAACAGGAATAAAGCGAATCGAGCAATGGTTTTAGCTCAGAAGTATTTATATTTGTATGGATATGATTTGACGATTTCGGATAACAATCCTGCAACAAGAGTCACATATCCTTCAGATGTTGATAACGCAGCTTTTGAAGCAGCTGGTATGAATTTCACAACTAGTAAGTTCAACTATGGTGGATGGCCTAGCACTCCTGGTGAAAAATTCATGCCTCGTCCTTGTATGCTTAGATTCGATGGAACAGTTGCAGAATATCTCGATCCGGATGATTATACCAAGACTGTTGACGGTGCCGCTTCTAAAGTAGCAACTACTACATTCATGGGTAATGCTATGATGGAGTGGGGTAAAATCTACACTCATAGAGAAGTAGTTGATGGGGTTTATAAATTCCGTTGCTCAGATATTCCTCTTGGTGACGATTGGGATTGTTGGTGTAATTACGATAAGAATAACAATGTTATCGAACATTTCTATACACCTATTTATTTCGGCTCAAATGTCAGTAGCGTTCTTCGCTCTATTTCTGGACAGAGTAATTATGTAAATAATACTGCTCAATCCGAAATCAATCTTGCAGTTGCAAACGGTGATGGATGGTATACAGAGGTATTGGCTGATAGACTTCTTATTCAGGACTTACTGGTTCTTATGGCTAAGAATACAGAGCTTCAGAATATTTATGGTACGGGAAGATGCTCAAGTAGTAATTCAAGTGCTATTGGTCAGGGCACTATGAATACCAAAGGAATGTTCTGGGGCGACAAATCTCAAACCAATGGCGTTAAAGTATTTGGTATGGAAAACTGGTGGGGAAATCTTTGGAGAAGAACTGCTGGTTGGATAAATGCTAATGGTACTCAGAAAATTAAAATCACTGCTGGTACGCATGATGGTTCTACAGCAAATGGATACAATCTGGATGGTTCTGGATATATCACAGTTGCAGATGCTACACCAGCAGGAACTTCAGGTGGTTACATTAGCGAAATGAAGACATTACCATTTGGACGAATCCCATTTAAAGCAAGTGGATCAGCAACTACATACGAGGCAGATGGTCTGTGGTTCAATAATGGACAGGTAGATTACGCTGTTGTTGGTGGCCGCTGGGACGGCGCGTTGCTTGTTGGTCCCTTCGCGTCTCATCTGAGCGCTGCGGCGTCGGATACGTACACGGGCCGTGGGGCGGCTCTCTCTTGTAAACCGCTTGCGGTATAGGAGAGGACGGGAGAACCTTAGGTTCGCCGGCTGAACAGAAATTCAAAATAATGTAATAAATCGGGGTATATGCTGCGCCTCGCTATTGTTGGTGGCAACTGGAACAACACGTTGCTTGATGGTCCCTTCACGTCTAATCTGAACAATACGGCGTCGAATACGAACACGAACAATGGGGCGGCTCAATCTTATCTAAGTTTTGATGACTCTCAACGAAATGCAACATATATCGTCACTTTTAATGTGGCAGGAGGCTTAACAGCCTCTTCCGCACCGCTTGGTGAAAATAAACTCGGGTGCAAGCATCTGCTAGTAGCAATGTGTCGAACGTGGATGAGAGGATAAGAGAGAATGAAGTCTTACAATCACTTGTACGAAATATGCATTTCCGAATCTAATCGTCGGGAAGCTGTGAAAGCAGCAAAGCATAGTAAAAGGATTAGAAAAATAATAAAAGAAAGACACTTATCTGATGACGCATTAGTCGATATGGCTTACGATTGGTTGGTGAATTTCAAGAATGCTGAGCATACACCTATTCAAATCGAGGATGGAATTACTCATAAGAAAAGAACTATTATTGTACCGACTTTAGAAGAGCTAATCGTACAACATTGCGTTGTATTGGCTCTTAGACCTATGTTCTCCAGAGGAATGTATGAACATAGTTATGCAAGTTTACCAAAAAGAGGAGCTCATAAAGGTAGAAAAGTAATAGAGAAATGGATGAGGAACGATACGAGGAATACAAAGTATGTCTTGAAAATGGATATACATCATTTCTTCGATACCGTTCCTCATTCTATTCTTAAAGAAAGATTAACCAAATATATTCATGATGAAAACATGTTGGACTTACTTTTCAAAATAATCGACGTTACCGATGTCGGTATTCCTTTAGGTTTCTACACTTCTCAATGGTTTTCCAATTGGTATCTACAAGAATTAGACCATTATATTAAGGAAGAACTACATGCTTCCTATTATATTCGTTATATGGATGACATGGTAATATTTGGTCGTAACAAGAAAGTTCTACATCAAATGAGAAAGAATATAAGTGACTTTTTGGAATCTAAATTTGGTTTATCTTTGAAAGGAAATTGGCAGGTATTTCTGTTCGATTGGAAAGACAAAGGTAGAGATTTGGATTTTATGGGTTTTCGATTCTATCGAAGCCGTATAACATTGAGAAAATCTATCATGCTCAAGGCTACTCGCAAAGCTAGAAAAATAGATAGAAAAGAGCATCCGACGATTTATGATCTTCGTCAAATGATGTCTTATTTGGGATGGCTTAACTGTACTGATACCTATAGGATGTATTGCAAACGTATTAAACCGTTTATTAGTTTCCGTAGGATGCGTAAGTACATATCAAAGCACGATAAGAAGGACGATTATCGAACTTATCAAAAACTTGCAAGTCTTTATCAGACATAAGGAGGAATAAAATGGAACCTAAATATGTATATTCAGAAAGTACAGTAGAACCATTAGCTATTGAAGTTGGCGTTAGCAGTGTATATCTAAGAAAAGATATTTCTGAGGATGTTCGTACCGATAGTGAGGGTAATAGTGTTACTTATTACACATTCCAAGAAGCGATTATGTCGCTAGAGGAGTTCAATGCTTATTCTGCTCAGATTGCCTCTGTAAATGCAGTAAAGGATGTCAATAATGCAGAAAATATTTTATTGCTTTTGGCAGGTCAGAACTCCGGCGATATCAATCAGATTACAATCATGGAAGCTATTGCTGATTTATATGATGCGATCGCTTCGACCATGGTTTAAAGGAGGATAAAAATGGTCAATTTATATTGCACATTAATCATCAATAAAAGAAGAACCTTCGATAGCGTACCTGCAAATATGCAGCCTGCTGTAGAAGAAAGACTCAGGGAACTTGGCTACGATAAAAATGGAGACCCTATCGTTTCTGAGGAGGCGTAGCTATGATTATATTTTTATTACACATTATAGGAGGTATTGATATGGTAGCACTGTATGTAGCACTCATCATGCATGGTCGTAGAACCTTTTCGCAGGTTCCGGCAAAGTTCAAAGATGCTGTAAAAGCAGATCTTGAAGCTCTCGGATTAGATGAAAACGGAAATCCGGTAGAAATCTAAAGGAGGACAAGCAGAAGTGGAAACATGGTTTCAAATCGTACTAACCGTTTTTAGTTCTGTTCTTGCTTCTTCCGGATTATGGGCTTATATCATGAAAAAAGCGGAGCAGAAAGACTCAAAAACGGAAATGTTAATAGGACTTGGACATGACCGTATTGTTTATCTTGGAATGGTATACATCGAAAGGGGATGGATCACCCAGGACGAATACGAAAATCTGAATGATTACTTATACAAGCCCTATGAAAAGTTGGGCGGGAATGGTTCCGCTAAGAAAATTATGCAGGAGGTTAACAAACTTCCAATTCACAAATCAGATTTTACAATAGGAGGACGGTAAAAATGAAGATTAGTAACAAGACTTATGATGTTTTAAAATGGATTGCACAGTATTTCTTACCAGCAGCTGGTACCTTATATTTTGCTTTGGCTGGTATTTGGGATCTTCCTTATGGAGAACAGATTGTTGGCACCATTACAGCTGTAGATACTTTCCTCGGCGTTCTTCTTGGAATTAGTGCAGCTACTTACAACAAGAGCCAGAGCAAATAATATCCAAATGAGTTTATATGGAGGTAGTACAGAATGAGTTATAGTGTTTCTGGAACAACTATTACACTTACACGCGGAGATACCTTCAAAGCTCAAATTAGCATAACCGACCGTAATGGTAATCCATATGTACCAAAGGATGGTGACAAAGTACGCTTTGCTATGAAAGCAACATATAGCGATCCGGAACCTTTAGTAAATATTGATATCCCGATCGATACATTAATATTGGTCATTAAACCGGAGGATACACATGGATTACCGTTTGGTAATTACGTCTATGATATTCAGTTGACAAAGGAAAATGGAGAGGTTGATACCTTTATTACCACTTCAAAATTGAAATTGACGGAGGAGATTTGCTAACATGAGTGATATCAAAGCGTTAGATTCTTTATCTGGAACCATTTCTGGCGAATGCGAATTAGCAGGTAATCTATGCGTGACACAAGAATATGACGCTTATGATGATTCATATGAAATAGTTCCAAAAGCTTTCCAATCTCAAATATTGGAGACAAAAGATCGTGTAATGAAAGAAAATTTGGTTGTTAAAGAAGTCCCCTACTGGGTAACTTCAAACGAATCCAATGGTGAAACTGCATATATTGCAGAAGAAATAAAATAAAGGAGAAAAATCAAAATGGCTATCAATAAAGTTATCTATGGTGGCAACACACTAATTGATTTGACTGGTGATACTGTTACACCAGAAACACTTCTGGCAGGCAAGAAAGCACACGACAAATCTGGTGTAGTTATTGATGGTACTTGTACATATGATGCTGATACATCAGACGCTACTGCAGCTGAATCTGAGATTCTTGCTGGTAAAACAGCTTATGTGGCTGGCTCTAAACGTACAGGTACAATGGCAAATAATGGTGCCTTTTCCGATGATATTGCCACAAAAGATCAAAAGATTACTGTTCCGATTGGCTATCATGATGGTTCTGGAAAGATTGGAATTGATACCACGGAACAGGCAAAAATCATTGCAGAAAATATTAAGAGCGGTGTATCCATTTTAGGTGTCGTTGGTACGTTGGAACCATCTTCCGAAGTAACGGCGCAATCAAAAACTGTAACACCCTCTACATCAAAACAGACAATTATCCCTGATGCAGGAACAGACTATCTTTCACAAGTAGTTGTTAATGCTATTCCATATGTAGAATCTGATAATTCAGCAGGAGGTACGACTGTTACGATTGCGGGGTGATGTAAATGTCTGTAAATAAAGTGATTTATGCAGGTAATACATTGATCGACCTTACAAGTGATACAGTTTCTAAATCTTCCTTATTAAAAGGATATACAGCACACGACAAATCAGGTTCATTAATTGTAGGAACTTATGAGGCTGGAGAAGAAGTTGAAAATATTTTGGAAAATGGATTTAGTTCCGGTGATATAACATATGTAGACAATGGAAATACCATCGTCGCAACAAATAATACTACTGGACAGATTCTAACCAAAACAATTGCTGATAAAACAGTTACTGTAGTGTTAAGCGAATCTGGAAATGAAATAGGAAAGCTTGTACGGACGTATAACGATGATTATTCTGTTATCACATCTGTAAATAACTACAATGGAACTACAAGTGTAAAGACTTTTGATTATGAAAATCAGACTGTAACATTGACGATAAAGAATAGTTCTGGTACTATAATTAAGAGTATTACGAAGCACTTGAAAGCATAGGGATGTAGATTATTTCTATCTTATTCCTACATTTCGAGGATGAAAATGGTGAAAATTCAAGGTTTCCTGTTTCTATTGAGGAAGCAGCAAAAGCTGGTAAATTCTAAATAGAAAGCTTGATTTTATAGTTTTTTTGGAGACTCATATCATTTATGGTATGGGTCTCTTTTTTTGCTCATTTTCTGGATTTGGTGTAAAGTATGCAGGCGAGTTTACTGTGAAATATGAAGGAATGAAATATCACATCTGGTATTGACATAGCCGAACGGCTTAGTATATGATAAATATATCAAAAATGAGCCGTTCGACCTTTTTTGCTTGCACAATATTAAAATAAGCCGTTCGACTATGCGACAAGGAGGCGTCATGAAAATAGCAGATGCAGAAGCTTTTGGAAACGAATTACGTACACGCAGAAAAGAATTGGGATATACACAGGCTTATATTGCTGAATTTACAGGATTTAGTGTCAGCTTTATATCTGATCTGGAAAGAGGAAAGGAAACGTGTGAGATTGGAAAGGCGATTGAGATTGTAAATCTTTTAGGTATGGATTTATGTATGGAAAAGCGAGGTAAATAA